TTTAGTTTTAGCGTATGGCATACCTGCCAAAGTTAGGTCTGCTCAACTTGTTGTAGGTCGCATAGCGCAGCGCATCAATGGCGTGGTTGAATGCATCTATCGGTTTGTTGAGCAGGTTGCCGTTCTTGTCTTCTACCCATTTGTAGTTCTGAAGTTCCTTGATTAGGTTGCTGCTTCGTGGTGTAACGAATAGCTTATGCCGCTTCAGCACGTCAATACCCACTATGATGCTATCTGCGCCCTTCTGCGTGGGTTTCACGTTCCATCCCATACGATGCAGCTCCTCAATAGATTTAGGCTCGGCAGAGTCAGCGAATACTTCAGTACGTCTGTCAAGGCCAAGTGATGCAAGAACATTACCGATATCGGGATTTGTCATACCCGTTCTGTAGATCAGCTCATCCACATAAAGATTGTCTCCTGACTTATAAACTGCCACAAGTGCCGTTGGGTCATTGGTGTACCCAAAGTCCATCCCGTAGCATAAGAGCACTGCCTCCGCGGGTATCTCTGCTTGGCCGTATTGAAAGATAGTGGCTCTACTCATACCACGTTCTCCGAGTCCGTAGATCCGCCAGTAGTCATTGTCCGTATGTTGCAGCCGTTCTATCTCCTCAACAATACTTGCATCTAAGAACGGATTGTCGAGGTAGGTACTTTGTATGTACGTCACGTCGTCACGAGTCAGCAGCTTATCGTAGATCCAATGGAACGCATCAGAGGGGTTGTAGTCAACCCATATCTTGCCTGTGGTACGAATCAAGAGCTGAAAGAAATCCTCCCACGTTAACTCGTTTGCCTCGTTGCAAAATAGGTAGTCACGTCTTGCTCCACGTTTCTTTTGCGGTTGGTCAAGGCTGATGAACTCAAAGAGGTTCCCATTTAGCTCGTAGGTGTAGTCGCTCTTGTTATGCCGTGCCTCATCGTAGAGACCATTGGCATTTAGGATCTCAAAGAAGTCACGATAGGCCGTCATCTTCAGAGACGGCAGAGACTTGCGCACGATTGAGTACACCTTTCCGCGATCCTCCATCGCCATCACGATGAGCATCTGCAAAAGCGAGTAGGTCTTACCCGATCTGCTACCGCCTTGATTGACTACTATCCGAGTTTGAGCAGAGTAGTTCTTCTCAAAGAGTTCGCTACTCTTGATGTTTAGCTCGGACAATCTCTACTTTGATTTTGGTTAGCTCATCCGATACTTCGTGTGAGTTTTCCACCCTTGCCAGTTTGGGAGTCGTGTACTCTGCCATCTTGTTCAAGAGGTCAAGTGCGCCCTTCGGGTCATCAGCAGCAACTTGGGTGAGCCATAGGGTCATATTCTCAAGGTTGGCTTCTATGAGGGTTTGGAATGCCTCTCGTATTTTATTGGTGGTCTTGTTTGGTGTTCCGCTTGGCCTTCCTGTGTTGCCTGCTATGAACCTGCCTTTGTCGTCTTTCATATCCGTTTAGTTCCGTTATTATCGGTTCTATCTAAATAACCCTTTTAGCAAGGTGGTGATTGTGTGTTGCTTGAAGTCGCTCCTTCCATTCTTTAATATCACCGTACGCAACGTGGCAATTGCGGCACAGAGCCATCAAGTTTTCTATTTGATCAGCAAGTTTACTTCCACCCATCCCGCGAGATTCGATGTGGTGGATATCTACGGCTTGGCCTTGACATACTTCACAGGGGATGAAGTCGGTTGTAGTATAACCCATCCCTTTCAAGTAGACCTTTGTGTGGTTCTTCACTTTTGGTAAATCCAACAGTCATCAATGAACGTAGCGCGAGGCAGGAGTTCATCTACGGCTTGGATTACTCCCTTCCAATTCTCGTGGTAGTCATCTCCTGCGATGAATCCTCCCTTCTTTACTTTGGGTAGCCATAGCTTGATGTCCTCTTTTACCGCCTTATAGGAATGGTCAAGGTCTATGAATACCACGTCAAGGGATTCGTTCAGAAACATTTTTGCAGCTACTTTGGATGTTCCTTTGATTACATTGTAATTACGCGAACCCATATTCTCCAAGAACAGCTCGTAGATGTCGTTGGTCTTGGCGAGCTTGTAGTAGGAGTCTATGTACTCTGCCGTTCCTTTGAATGAATCTATGATTGTGATTTCTTGGGATGTTGCTTTGTCGCATAGGTAGGCCGATGACTTACCGAGCCAAGCACCCAGTTCTACGAAGGTGCCATCTTCTGGCATATTGGCAAGGAGGTAGTCGTATGCTGCTTGGTGGTTGAACCACCCGTCTATATCTTTTGAGTTTTTCATCGTAATGCGTTGTAGTAACAAAGGTACTGCTCCACGCAGATAAGTGTTCCTTGTTCGGATGCTGCTTGGGCAAAAGTACCATCTGCCTCATACGTCATCTCAAAGCGTAGGTTGGGCAGGTCGTATGGTTTGAACATATAGCAGGCGGTGTCTATGTTGCCGACTCTTGGTTGGTCGGTAGGGCGTAACCTACCTACTTGCCCCCACGTTACGATAGAGCAATCAAGGGAATGCAAGTTGCTCCACTCCTCAAGGAACTTTGGGTGCAGCACATTGTCATCATCCAGATAGTACACCCAATCTTCTTTGGTAAAGGAATCAGCATACAAGTCAAGGAACTCATTACGGAGGGGGTGGCCTGCAGTACCTGTGCGTGTAGAGTAGTGTGTGATTGATGCGCCTGTTGCTCCCTTGAAGTCGGTAGCAGCATCCATCATCACAACCCACGTTGCGTAGGCAGGGATATGTTGTTTTAGCCTTACGAGGTTATGAGGGCGTGAGCAGGGCGTGACTATGTAAAGCATCGTAGTTCGTTTATCTTGTCCATTGTAAAGTCCTGCACATACTCATATAACGATTCCGTTAGGTCAGCAACTTGGTTGGGGTTTTCTTTAAGTTTTTTGATTGCTCCTGCCCATTCGCTTGGGTGCTTGATGGCAATGCAGTTATCCTTTGTGATGTATGGTGAATAGGGTTGCGTGTTGCTCACTATCAGAGCGCACTTGCTGAACCCTGCCTCCAACATCTTTAGGTGCGACTTGCACTTGGCAAACTCCGATATCGTAAGCGGTACGAGGCTCACGTCAAAGAACTCATAGAGCTTGTGGTAGTGTGTTGGTGGCATTGTTGGCAGCCTATGGCTTGCCTTCATAATATCGGGGTAACCATCTACCTCTGCTACATACCCTTGATAGCCTTCAAGGTTGATCGTGGATTCCTTTACGTCTAATGCGTGGTGGTTGCCTCCTATATACCCAAAGCGCACTTCATCGCTTGGCTTTCTCTCTACCTGCCACGTTGGTACGCTGATGGCATTGGGGATGATTCGGATGTTGCTATTGTACTTCTTGACCTTTGAGGCAAGGTGCTTGTTTGTCACCCATACCTCATCAGCAGCTTTCATAGAGCGAATAATCTTCATCTTCATTTGGTCTGAATATACCCCAAGCAAAGGATGAGTAGGAGGCAGCACCCACCAATCATCATTGTCAACGATTAGCTTGATGCCTTCCTTACGGCAGAGCTTTACAAAGTCATCAAACGGCTCAACAGGGAATACCCGTGAGGTGAAGATGTGAGTAACCTTCGGCCACATCTCGGGGTCAATGTCGGTAATCTTCTCAATAAAAAAGACATCTACATCCTTGTGGCATATCAAGGGTGCAAATGTCCTGTGGTGAGAGACTCCAGAGTTCTGCTTGTGGAACGCAAGTACAAAGGGTCTAATCATACATTCGCCTCTTGGTCTTTGAACCATTGCGCCATCGCTTTGCGGTCTAAATACTTTACCCACATACGAGCAGCTACTGCTCTGCGTTGGGGCTTGAACGGGTAGGTACTACGCAGCTGCGCCATCGCTATCCTCATAAATTGGTCTTGCATTACTCGTTGGTGTTAAAGATTTCTTTTAATTGGTCATATATTGCTTGAGATGTTTCGCCCCAATAGTATTCGCATTGCCCGTTCTTGATTGGTACTCCAAAGAAAAACGATTGATACATTCCCGTTGGGGCGGTAAAGCGGTAGCAGGTTTCTTTGAGGGCGCAGCCCTCTCCTGTGCATTTGGTGATGTCGGTCATAAGGTTCCCACAACTGTGTACGAGTCTAAGTCCTCCCCTAAGATGAAGAACTTCTTGTAGGTCTCGATCGCTTCTAAAGTCTTGCGCTCACCTTCTGCTACAAACTCAGCGCTAACTCCATAAATACCTATGTCCAAACTTCCTTTGTCAATAGCGATAAAAAAGAACTTGTCAATCGGCACTCCGAATAATCGGGTGTAGATGAACGCTTGTACGTCGTAACCATATTTTTGAGCTGAATAAGGGAATGCGCGGAGGTCTGTTGTCGTCTTCAAATCAGCCAAGAAACCATCTGCGTAGATGTCAGCCTTTGCCCTAAAGGGAAGGCCGCCAATCATACCAATCTTTGGTACTTCAAACTCGCAGCCAGTTAAAAGGCCAAGCACGTTCTCATTGCGAAGCAGTGCATCAGATATTCTCTGAGCCTCGTTGTACTCTTTACGAGTGCATAGGTTACGCTTGCCTTTCGCATCTTGCCAAGCCTTAGCTGACTTGCTCTGCACTTCAATCACTTCGTAGTCAGCCACTTTATGCGGCTCAAGGGCCATTAAGTGTACTAAGCGACCTACTGCAAACGCATCAGAATCATCGTTGCCATACTTTGTAACGTAGTAGTACGTCTTTGGCGAGGTAAGCAGCAGCTTGCAAGCAGAGGAGGATAGGGCGCTCTTACCGAGTACGCCATAGTAAAAGTCATCATCGTGCATCTTCTCAAGGACTGTCTCCATGTCCCAAGTGCTGCCGTCTAAAAGTTCTATAATTTTCATAAGATTGGTTTTGATATTAAATGTTCTTTACAAATGTACCATTAATCATTTTGCCTTTTCTATTTTTAATAACATTATAGGCTGAATTTAAACAGTCTTCGATCTTAACTTCTTCTATTGCAGCAAGATTCGTTAGAACAACAATGATGTCACCAATGGCGTCGATCAACTCAACTTTGTTAGATTTTAAAATAGCCTGCGATAGTTCACCACATTCTTCTAATAGTTTTAGATATTGTGTTTTTGTATCGCCTTGAGATATTAAATTTCTATCGTTAGCCCAATCTCTAATTGCTTGAAGTTCATTAGTAAGCAGCTCAGTGTATTGTGTGACGTTGTAAAAAACAGGATGGCCAACAGTTGGAACTTCTAAATTATTAGGCAGCTGAGATGTGCACTGCCAGGTTAACGACTGTCTGTTCTCCTTATATTCTAACACAATAGAATGGTCCACGTACAACAATTTTATATTGTCATTTAAACCATTGCCAAACATTTCAACAACATCAGCATTTGATATAGTTGGTTTTTTGTCGTGGTTAGAAGATAGTCTGTGTTTTAGGTTTTTAATCATTTTTCTTAAAAATTAGGTTTAACATATCAAAGTGCTTTTTATAAACGTGGAAACTGTTGGCATTATAGTACATGTGTCCAATTTCTACTTCCTTATATAATTTCTTCACGTCTTGCAAGAAACGTTCTTGAACGGTGGCAAACCAATAAAAGTCATTGAAGAAGCCATATATCGCGTCATTAGATCGCATATTAACAACGCTGTGTAGTTTGTTATCCCTTATAAAGAAATGATGCGCTAGCGTGCAAATAAAATCATTCTTACTGTTTTCAACACTATCACCGTGCATTGACGGTCTGTTGTAAATCATTATTGCTCTACGTGAATGCTTGCTCTGCTTTAGTTGCATTAAAGCATTTTCATACTGATTGTGATTCTGATCAGAGTAAACAAGGTGACCATAGTTAGAATTGATCTTACTGTCAACACCACAGATCTTAAGCCATAGCGCTGCGTGCTTGCCAATTTCGCTAACGCTTAAGTCTTGAGAATCATACCATTTTAGCTCTTGCTCTACGTACTTAGTTGGCGTTTGCCTGCCCTTAAGTTTAATGATCTTGTCTGTTGGATCAAGTATCATATTGGCATTTAGCACCTCAACCATCTTTGTAGCGCCGTCTATAACAAAAATGTTATGATCAAGATTATGCTTTAGCTTTTTAAGTACCTTAAGAAGTTGTGTTTTATTTTTCATAATCACCATTTTTAAAATTATCAAACGATCCTGCGTAAGCAATAAGGTCTAATATGGTGTCTCTCTTACTGCTGTACCCAAGTCTTGATAACTTAAGCGCCATCATACACTTGTAAAAATCTTCTGTGGTGATTTCTTTACCGCAAAGTTCTGATGCTATCACAGCAGCCGAGCTCATTGATTTAATTATTGGACCATATTGGCGCTCCTTTTCTTCATTGCGCTCGAATATAATCTCATTGGCTTGATCAAAAATTGTCATTGTATCTGATTGGTTTTAGTAAATGTAAGCAAAAATGTTTACTTTTCAAATGTCGATTCGTACCATTGCTCGAACGGAACACCAATCAAAGCATTGTGGTAGGCAATACGCAAGGTAACCTTCTCAATGGTTTCAATGTCTTTTAAGATTGATTCAGATATGTCTACTGACTTCAGCTCTCGGAGTAGTTGGGATATAGTTTGGTATTTCATTTTGATTGGTTTTAATTATTCTTCAGATGCGACTTGAGTTGCCCAATTCAACCACTTGGTGTAGATGTCATCGGCAAGCTTTGGGGCTTCTCCATAAATGGAGGTCGTGGGGTAAGCGACGGTGTTGGTGTAGCCATCCTCATTGTAGGTTTCTTCAACGTAGGTTATGTCCATCTCGTAGTTGTAGAAGTCAGCGACGTGAACGTAGCCGAGAAACTTAGCAAGAATCTCATCGCTATTCTTATTGTCGGGGTCGTAATCCTCAAGGGCATCCCAATAAGACTGTGGCAAAAGGTCTGCATTTTCAAGCCAAAACTTTAGGTCGTTGTATGTGAATATCATATCCCAAGAAGTTCAAGAGTCCATAGGTATGCCCAAAACGTTAGCGCAAGGGCGCAGAAGTAGGCCGTGTTTTTAAGTAGTGTTTTCATCTGATTGGTATTAAATGTTCTACAAATATATAACAAATTATTTAATTACTAACAACACGACAAAAAAAAGAGGACTACTTGTCCTCCTTCCATTGCGTGTAGCAAATTGCTACCGCTTGGTCTTTATCTTGGTATTCGCTTCCGATAGCTTCCAAGCAACGTTGGATGTATTCGGATTGCTTTTCACCACTTTTGGGTTGAGGGATTGGCATAGGTTAAAACTTTAAATGAAACTAATCTTTGGATGTCTGGCAACTCAAGTCTGCTTATTACGTCTTGTCTGCCTTCTCTTTGGTAGTATTTTCTTGTGGCTTCTTGCTTTGGCACAAATACAGGTTCTACAATGTCTTCACATAGCCGTGCAAGTTCTTGTGTTCTCACCATTACAAAACCTCCAAGCTCTGGCATATCAAATGCAATGTACTCGGCTTTGCCGTACATCCAACCATTGTTACCTTTTACATTTTTAAACTCTACCCAAATAGTATTGGGATGGTTACCTCCTTTTACGTCTACGGATGTTGTTCCATTAAGGCGTGTAACAAAATAGTCTATGTGATCGTAGATGTCAGTGTTTCGATCTGACTTCTCACAAGAGTAGCCTATGGCCTCACAAGCTTCTACAAATCTATTTGCAGTTAAATCACCAACTTGGTTGGAGTATTGCCTGCGTTCGTTACTGACCATAAGCGTTGTATAACGTCTCAAGCTCCTGCAGCCGACCTCGTAGGCAAGAGCCGCAGTTGGTTGGCTTCACCGAATCCTTAAAGACTCGGTTGTAGATTCTATTCACTTCCGTCTGCTCAATAGCGGTCACGGTGTTCCTGCCTCGCATTCTGCCGACAAACTCGTATTCTTCTTTGGTTAAGCATTCAGGCTTCCTGTAACGGAATAGCTTGTTGAGTTTCTCCTTACGGGCATCACATCCGCAGTCCACGCCTGTGGCTTCGCTAAACCAATCTACCGCAGCCTTGATACCTGTGGTAGTTGTGATAGCTTCTATGGTATCACCCAAGCCGCTTTGCTTCTTTGTACGCTTTGTAGGAGTCTTCACAGTCTTCTTGGATTCGCTCTCTTGCATTTTTTAGTGTGTTGAAAATTGATCGTGCTGAAATTTTTGTTTCGCCAGCTAATGTGCGAATGCTCATGTCGGTGTTGTGGTATAGCGCAAAAATCTTTTTGTCATACCAATGCCAATCATCCTGTGTTGACCACACCTTGTCATAGAGTGCTATGAGTTGCATTTCTGCATCTTCGTTCGTATCTTCAAAGATATATTCTTCAAGGATGTTTACATCTACAAACTCAAATTTAGATCGCGCTCGCATTAAGTTCCCATACATATTCCTGAGCGTAACGTAGACAAAGAAGGTATTGACATCGGTCTCGTTGTACATTATCTTCTCAGCATCAGCCACATACTTATAAAGTCGGACATACATCTCCTGAACAAGCTCCTGCGCAAGGTCATCGCTTGCACCAAAGCTCTTGCACATCCGAATCCAATCAGTCTGGCGCTTGGCTAATAATGAGAGGAGTTCCAAGTAATTTCTACAATTATCACAAACAATGCAAACTGAACTGTATGCATCACAATATCCTCTTCAAGGTAATCAGTCTTTGACCAATTTGCTCCTACGATAAGCCCATAGATGGGATAAAAGCCTACGTTAAAATTCATCAAATGTTTTCTTTAGCGTTAAATATAGTTCTTTATACTTAGATAACTCCGCTACCACCTCATTGAGTTTATTTAGTTCCTGCTCCATCGCCTCAAAGTCGGGCTTGTCAATGCAGGCCATCGGGTTTTCTTCAAGAACGCAGCAAGCCACCTTGTAGTAGTGCTGATAATCACCATAGATAAGGCGATCTTTGTGCATCCTTACGGCATACGCCACCGAGCTATGGTCTTTGTCTATAGCCTCTCCTAATTCGTGAAGCGTGGCGTGGTTTCTGAATGCTGATACAAATGCTGCTCTTGCAGTGCTTTCTTTATGCGCACGGCTTCCATTGTCTTGGAACCCTAAACGTGCATAGTATTGTTCTTTACTTACTTTTAATTGGCGTATTTCAAAAGGTCTCATTAGCATTTGCAGTGTTTAGCCCTGCCTTCTTTATAATTGGTTAATATCTTGGTGATTGGCATAGTGTAGTGCTTGTGGTCTTTCAGTCTTTTAAACTTCATCTCACTTGCCCATTCCACTAAATTGTCATCCTTGTCTTGGATTATTGTAACATCGGTAACAAGGTAGTCTACTCCGTCTACTGCAAAGCATTCGTACTTTTGAAAAGGTGATAGAATCTGCTTCATAGCGAGTCTTCAATAATACCTTGCAGGCGTTGTATCTCGTAAATCATTTGCTCGGCATCTACTCTAAGCTTGGAGTTAGCCAAGTACATCTCATTCATTTTGCCTTCTGTGAACTGTCGGTAGTCAATAAACTGCTGCAATAGCAAGTCTGCGTAGTGGCAGCTCATAACGTGGTGAAGAAGGTCATCTTGTACTTCACGGCCTTTTGCTTTGTCTGCCGCTTGCTTGGCAAGCCACATCGCAGTACCTGCAAGCATCAACTGCTTCTCGCGAATGTAAAGGTCGTGGCTATCGTCAGAAGGGTACATCAGTCGCAGGGGTTTCATCTGTTTTAATTAACAGCAAGTTACGACCATTTATCATAAAACCAACATTACCTAATAGGCTTTGTAAGATTAAGGGAGTTTCAAGAGGAGTTATGCGGCCGCCACTTTCCATCTCTTTAACCTTACGAACGTGAATGTGCGTGTAAATCCAATCAGTTTCGTGCGCGGCAAAACGATGTATAACGATCACGCAGTCTGATCTATTACCCCACTTACCGCCTCCTTCAATATCTGAGGTATTTGGAGGCATAGCCATGCCTTCATACTTATGGCCTTTGTAAAATGTTTTACGCATCGCCTCAGTTACAGGGTGAGCATTTACAATTGTGGTAACGTTGTTTTTGTGGGCAAATACCCGAAGCGCTGAGGCTACCTCGTAGTGGTATTCGTGCATTCCTGTTTTACCTAATTTCTTTTGATCAGTAGATAAAGAGTTATACGGATCAATAAGAGCACCGGTGTAATTCCATTCGTTCTTAATTGAGTTCATTATCTCAAGAAGTTCAAATGCGGTGAATAGCCTGTTGCCGTCTATAAATTGAAAGTACTCGTTTATGAAGTCAAGCTTGCGGAACATCATCCCTTCGTCAATCCCTTGGATAGGTTTGCACACCAAGAACTCAATGAGCTTTCTCTTCAGACTTGGTACTTCGTTCTCTGCGGAGTAGATCAACCACTTCTTGCCGAAGTTATACGACTGAAGCAGCATAAGGTAAAGCAGCGTATGTGTCTTGCCCACGTTGGCGTGGCCGACCACTACGACAAATTCACCATCTTTTAACCTCAGCCATTCATCTACTTCATAAACACCGAGCTTGCCAGTGTCATAGTATTTGCCTTTGAGTGCGCGTTGTAAATATGGTAACGATGATTCGTTACTCAGAAGATCAGGATGTATCATTGTTTCTAATTGGTTTTACAAATATAGCAAAATAATTGACATAAAAAAACCCCTCCGTAGAGGGGCTTCACGCGACGACCTATTTAAAAACCAATCAGAAAGGGTCGTTGCGATTTGCGAAATGCTCCGTGTGTGAGGCAGGAGCTGAACTTGCACCAGTCATCCAAGCATTGAAGGTCTCTGCATTGGCAAGGATGGTGTTTACATCGTGTTGCGCGGCGCAAGCGTATTCAACCGCCGACTTTAAAGCAACCTGTCGGATGATAGAAGCCGAGCGATCATCTTGCTTAGCCGCAAATGAAGGAGCTGATGGTGTATAAGCTCCACCTGTAGTTGCGCCAAAAGCATTGGCACGTTGGATCTTGATCGTACCCTTTTCATTTTTGCTGTACTCAACATCTTCGCCTACTGCGTAGGGAGGTGTCTGAGATTTAGCAAAGGCAGTGCCGAAGTCTCCATTCTCGAAGCGCACTTCAAGCTTGAATAAATCCTGCCATTGTCCGGTGGGGGTGATAGAAATAATTTTAGGCATAGTATAGATTGGTTTTAGATAAATAGAATTGATTGCTGCTGCAAAACCTCAATACGAGCTTCAAGCTCTTGTATCTTGTTTTGTAGTGCTTGGATTTGTGCTTGTTGCACTTGCACCATCTCGGTGTAAACGTCTGAACTGAAAGATAAAGTCATAACTGATTGGTTTTAAGTTATGCAAATATACAACTTATTCTGATAC